TCCCGATATCGCTTGTAGGATTCATCATCCTTCATCGCGTGGGGGCGGACTTTCTCAATCATAAGCTGGATGGCTTCACCCTCCGCCACATGCTCACAATAGGCCTGGAGCAGCGAAAGCGTCTCATCCGTGAACCAGTCTGCCGGCATCCGGTTGACGACGCGATACCACTCATCTGTTGCCCGCTCGTTCAATGAAAGCGGGGGCTCTGGCCTTCTGGCGAGCGTCTGAACCGAAGCAATCTCAAGCGCCGCTGCCGACTTGCGGCCACGTTTTGTCATTGTTCAAAAATCCTGAACGAAAAACCAAATTGTCGCGGTTTATGATTTTTGTGGAGCCCGCGCCGGTCTCAGAGGGGCATCGTCTGAACTTTTGACCCGCCCCCCCTTCAGAATGCCCGCCTTTCGGCCACAGACGGCTCAGGATGCGCGTTCTCGATTTGCCGGGTGTCGCGGGTCGGACGGCCAGCCATCCTCTCCTATGGCCTTGCTATAGCCCAAGACTTCCTCGCTCTGGGCTCCGCTGTCGTGGCATGGAGCACAAAGGCTCTCGAAAGGCCCGATGAAGAACGTCGCCGGGTCCGCCTTGCTGTCCTTATCGACGTGATGGCAGACGGTGGCGGGGACTATGTGTCCTCGCTTCAGGCAGCGCTCGCATAGCGGCTGCTTGGNGAGCTGGGCTTCTCTTGTCCTGCGCCACCGGGCTGTNTTGTAGAGGCGCCTATANGCTTCCGCTTCTGGNGAGCGGCGNTCGTTTTTTTTCAATCCGCCCGATTTTCCCTGTTGACAAGGTAACGCGTGTGCGTTACTTTTAGATCATCGAGAGCAAGGGAGACACACCAATGACCAAGTTCAAGCTTTACTGGACCCGCGAAGATAAGCAGGGCGATTTCGACATGGGCACGTTCGACAGCCGCGAAGAGGCTGAGGCCGCTATCCCTGCCGCCAAAGCCGAGCTCATCGCCCAGTGCGGTGAGGATTGGCAGAAGGCCCAGATCGAGGCGGGCTCCTTCTCCATTGATCAGGTCGCGGAATGACAAATCACGAATTCCGCGCCATCCGCAAGCGGCTCGGTCTCACCCAGACCGAGCTTGCTGCCTTATTGGGCTATGGCCGTAAAGTCCGTATCAGCGAATTTGAGCGCCGGACCAACCCAAAGGCCATCCCTCATTTGGTGCGGCTCGTAATGGAGGCGCTTGATAGCGGATGGAGGCCTCGTGACTGGGTAACCCGCACACCTACGCCTGAGTGACAAGATGCTTGCTTCGGCTGTTGCGTAGTGCCGGGCTGTTGGGGGAAATGCTGATTTGCTGCCCTAGATACACTTTTCGCAGCATGTATTTTTTGCCGCGACTATCGGTCCGATGTCAAGCCCCCAAACGCACCTTCTCCTCGCCTATCGTGCTCCGCACCGGCCTTGTCTTGAATCCCCAATAGGCTGCTAGGCTGTCCAGACATTCGCGAAAGCGCATACCGAGATACTTCTGGTGGACTTCCTTGGGCGAGAGATCGCTGATCCATAGCCCCATGCAGGCGAGCTTGATGGTGAGATCGTATCCTGCCGGTCCCAACACGGCAGCCGCTGCCCGAAGATCACGCGCCGCTTCAAGGTGATCGTCGGTGATCGTCTGCGCTATCTGGCCGCCATCCACTCGCTCGCTGGTGTAGTCAATCGCCTTTGCCCCGGCGCCTCCTAGGCGCTCCCATGACCTGCGTATCCTGCTGGCCGCCTCAAGCTCGGCCTTGTCGATGTGCCTGCGAGCATAGAGCCACATCGCGTAGCTTTCGCGGGCGTTGATCGTGGCCTTCATCTTCCGCGGATTGGAGCGCGACTCAGGCGTCTTCGGATCGAAGTACGGATCGTCCACTTCAATCACAGCGATCTCCACCTTGGGCAGCGTGATCTGCTGCTTGCGCTTTCGCCCTGCCCTGCGCTTCCTGGCCTTCACCAATTTTCATGCCCTCGTCTCAATCATCGCGCTCATGCCGCTGCCCTCTCCTTCCTCACGCGCTTTTCGTGCTGCGACACCGCATGGATTACCGTGGTGTGATCGAGGCCGAACCAGGATGCGATGCGGGGATACGACGGGCGCTGGGGCGCATTCCGGATTGTCCAGAATATCTCATGGCGGCAGGCGACGATGTGCCGCCGCCGCGCATTCTTGCGGAACGCTTCCTCGGGCGTGAGCCCGAGCGCCCGGCAGCAGTCCGCGATGATCTGCTTGGCCCATGCCGGCATGTTGCGGTGGATCGCAAAAAGCTTTGGCGCCTTCTCGCGCTCGCGCCGTTCCTTTTCCGCCCTGCGGGCGCGTACCCGACGAAGGAACTCCGGGTTGTAGATCTTTGTTACCGCTTCCATCGCTATGCTGCCTGTTCGTATTCTCGCCAGCCTTTGCCGTCTTCGGGCTTGAGAAGGTGCGGCGGCGCGCGGCACCCGTGCATTCCGGGCATTGGCCCCCATTCCGCCGTTGACCATATGCCCCTTTCCCGAGCCCACTTGAGGCGTGCGATCCAGCGGGTTTCATCCTCGATGACGGGCGGTTGAAGCGCCTGAGGACTTGGCGCCGGGGCATCCGTCCAGCGGTCCTGGTTCAGCCACGTCGCCGGGTTGCACCACGGGCGATCGTCGGTTTTCGCGACATAGCGCCGAAGTCCGGCCATGATCTCGTCGAAGCTGGCCCGCTTGCGAGCTTTGCGGAAGCTCTCTTCGGCTTTCCGCTTGCCAACCTTGTGCGGGTAGAGCGCCCAGAACTCGTCGAACTCGGCCGAGGTTTTGGGGGAAGAGCCCCCTTTAGGGGGCGAAGGGGGTATAGGGTTGGAGTTAGGAAGGGGGGTGTGGGGGGAAACCTCAGAGGAAGGGGTGTCACACTTGTCACGCGTGACATGCGTGACATCGCGTGACATTGCCTTATTCGCACGATGCCGGCGCTGACGTTCTGCGTCCTTCATTCGCTTCTCACGCCGCTTTTCTTCCTCCGCACGCGCAGCTTCTTCCACCACCGCAACGATCTGCTCGGCGGTACATCCGGCGTTCAGCATTGCGCGAAGAATTGCGGGGTCTATCATCAGTACGCGGCCCCGCTCCTGACAGCCGAGCAGCCCATGTCCACGAAAAGCTCTATTGTCGCCAAAGGCCCGTTGCGCTGCTTGGCGATGATGAGCTCAAGCTTGTTCTGGCATTCCAGAAGCTTCTCGGTGCGCTCGATCTCAGCCTCGGCGCTCTTGCCCTTCTCGCGCTCGAGGTAATAGGCGTCCCGGTAGAGAAAGATGATCGTGTCGGCGTCCTGTTCGATGCTGCCTGAATCCCTCAGGTCGGAAAGCTGGGGGCGCTTGTTGTCCCGGTTCTCGACGGCCCTGTTGAGTTGCGACAGCATCACGAAGGCGATGTCGTATTCCCGAGCCAACGCCTTGGCCGTGGCCGTCATTTCCGATATTTCATGGACGCGATTGCCCGAATAGCGGGATGATGGCTTTAGAAGTCCGAGATGGTCGAGGAAGACGACGCGAAGGGGCGTCCCTAGCTTTTCGCCGTCCTGCATCATGCGCTCGATCTTCACGCGCACATCCGTCATCGAAAGCCCGGACTGGTCATCTATCCAGAGGGGAAGCCCGTCGATGTCCCGCGTGGCGGACGCCAGAGCATCCATCGCGCTCGGATCGGTCGAGCCGCGAATGATGTCGATGTAGGGCACCTGCACTGTCCAGTCATAAGCAAGGTCGGATATCGCCCTCGCCGCCAGCTTGTCGGCGTCCATCTCAAGGGACAGGAAGCCCACGCCGTGGCCTGCTTTTGCGGCCCTGAGAGCGCAGGAAAGCGCTACTGTCGTCTTTCCCATGCTTGGCCTTGCGGCGATAAGGGTGAGGTCCCTCGGCTGTATTCCGCCCGTGAGGCGATTGACATCTGTCAGGCCCCAGGTGATGCCGGTAAGCCCCGATCCGCGCTCTCTGGCCGCCTGAGCGGCTTCTATGGCCCGCCGTGAGGCTTCCGCTAGAGACACTCGTGTCTTGCGCCTCGGCCCCGCCCTGACATCAGAGACGATATCCTCGAACGCCTGCCCTGCCGAAGTCACCAGAGCGATGGGATCGCTTCCCGCCGCCGCAGCGGCGGTCGCTATCCTCGCCGCCTCTTCCGACAGCCTGACACGCGCCCACTGCTCCACCACCTTGCGGGCGGTTCTGTCGAGTCCGGCAGCCCCCGTGACGCAATTCGCCACAAGGGACGCGAGATAGGCCTGTACACTCTTCCCGAGCCTCGCCCCCCATGCAGCAGCTTCCTCGGGCGGAATGACTTTCTGCACGATCACGGGGCTGGTGGAGCCGTAGCGGTCGAATGCCTTGATGATGTGATCGAAAAGAAATGCGTGGAAGGGTTCGAGGAAATGCTCCGCTCGCAGGATATTGGACACGCGCCGGGTGTCATTGGCGAGCATCATGGCGCCAAGCGCGTCCTGCTCGATTTCGACGACAAACGTCTCCTGCGGCGGAATGGCATTCATGCTTCCACCACCTCCACATCAATGCCGAGAAGAGACTTCATCAGCCTCTTCTTCATCCGGAATGCGTCTGTCTGGGTGGCCTTGCCGCCCTTCACGTCGATGACGCGGAAGCGGTCTTCCGTCTGATCCCAGAAGGCGAAGTCGGCCCTAAAGGTGGCGATCAGCGTCCCATCAGGGCCGATGAGAGCGAACGGGCGCTGTAGCTCCAGGCCGTAA